CTTTTTTCATGTTCGCTCGGAAATTCCAGAGCAGGAACGCCCGAATTTTTGACGTCGAAGGTCATCATCCAAACATTTTGCGAGGCAACAAGACTCCTGGACAGATGTATGACTACGCGGTCAAGGATGGAGACGTTGTCGCTGGAGGGCTTGAGCGGCCGGGTGATGAACAGGTTGCCTCCAACGGTGATGTCTTCTGGCAGGCTGTCTTTGATGCGGAGACTCGAGACGAGACTTTTCGGGTCGCTAGGGAATCTAGTGTCGCTCTCTTCGGAAGATACTACTTCCAGGTACGCGCTATTGCAGAGGGAAAGACCATCAAAAACCCGCTTGATTACGAGTGTGATGCGTCATTGGCGTTCGAGCTTGGATCTTATCCGGAACTCACCGATTGGTGCTCGTCTTATCTGGGAAGACGTGGAGGACGGTACGTATCTTTCTTTACATCCCTGCGGGGCTGGATACATTCTTGGCTTGGGCTGTTTGGGCAGGAGCGTTGCCTTTCGCACGGGGATTTGTCGGGCCACTCGCTTCGCTCAGACAATGGCCACGACACCGAACAAATCCCCCGTGCAAGGTGTGTGTTATGCTTAGTCATTCATTACTAATATGACGTAGACCTAAATCTCTCATTCTGGTTGGACCAACCAGGACCGGGAAGACTACCTGGGCCCGCAGTCTAGGGGCCCACTTCTATTTTGGTGGTCAATTCAACATGGACCAATTAGGTTATGATCGCGAGGACGTCAACTATGCTGTGTTTGACGATATTCAGGCTCTCAAGTTCTTCCCTATGTGGAAGTTCTGGATGGGTGCACAGGATACATTCACGGTCACGGACAAGTACAAGGGGAAGATGACGTTTGATTGGGGTAGACCGATCATCTGGTGCAACAACAGGGATCCTAGAGAGGACCCTGACGCTGACGCTGATTGGATCGACGGAAATTGTATTATAGTTACGGTACCAGAGGACTATCCTCTTATTTCTCATGCCAGTAGTACGTAGCTTGAATGTCAAGAGTCAACTGGTCAGTAGTAGCCGAGGCAGCCCGAGGAGTGAAGATGTCATAGACTAACAAATCACCCATGCCTGGCTTACCCTGCGTGGACCAGGGACTAGTAAGCGTTTGACCGCCAAACTCATCCTCTGCATACTGCAGGGATTTATTGATCGGATAATATAGCGTGTAATTCTTGACTGAGCCAGCTGACGTCTGTGGCGTAATAATCTTGGTAGTGTCTGACATGACTGTGATCAGACTAGTATCCACCTTTGCCTCTAGCGTGCTGCGCCAATCTAGGCCCTTCTGGCCATCGAACATGATTGACTCAATAGTCGTTTGCTGAGGGGCGCTAAGCTCGGTAATGACACGCGCGTGACCATTACTAGTAAGCAAAAAGAGGGGGTTGCCAGATCCAAGGAAATTGGCAGTACCCTTGAGAGTGAAGACGATACGCCTCCAAGTCCAAGGGAGAGCAGAATTGGTCTGCATAGAGATACGCTCACGGTATCCCTTAACGTAGGTATTGGTGGTCGTCCTAGTAGACTCATCCAAGACCGTACCGGAAGTGGTACTATTGACTGCCTTCTCACGAGCTGAGGGGGCAAACAAGAAATTGTAGTTGCTGAAGCCACCCTGCAGAATAGCAGCGGAACTACTCAAGACAGGTGGGGGGTTTCGGGGGACGGTGACATTGCTGAAGGTGAGCATGTTGTCACGCTTCTTCGTGGAGGTGATGTCATTGATCCTGCGGACTGACATGGCGGGACGACGGCGGGTGCGAGTGCGCCTGTAGCGAGTCGAGCGCCTTCGGTAACGAGGGACAGTGCGGCGAACAGTTCTTCGAGGGACGCGCCTGGTGGAACGGCGACGACGGGCATAACGAGCATAAGCCATTACGTATAAAAAATAAAGGTGACGGGAAAGGTGGATGGTTTTCCGTCGGGGAAAAGCGGGCTTTTATAGTGAGGTGTGGTGTCAGTCACGTGCACCTTCCTATATAGGTAGTGACACTGACACCACGAGTTGTGTATAATATTAAACACAACTCCGGTGTCACCTCCTCACATGACTTTTCGATTCGCTGCGAAGTATGGACTCCTCACCTACGCTCAATCCGACGGTCTCGATCCATGGAAGGTTAACGACGTTCTTTCGAAACTGGGAGCGGAATGCATCATTGGACTTGAGAATCACTCAGATGGAGGAACTCATCTGCATGCTTTTTTCATGTTCGCTCGGAAATTCCAGAGCAGGAACGCCCGAATTTTTGACGTCGAAGGTCATCATCCAAACATTTTGCGAGGCAACAAGACTCCTGGACAGATGTATGACTACGCGGT